TGGCTGTGGAAACCACAAAAGACCTTGCAGCGCTCGCTATGCGAGACCAACTGCTGAACGATTTGGAAAAAGTTAACGCAGCAGACCAAATAATGGAAGCTGTGTTAAACGGGGCTATATTTGGCACGCTAGTGGCTAAAGTAAACACTTCGTTGGCTAACAATCAAAAGCCGACAAGAGACCCTGTTAGCTGGGAGCTAAAGGCTACCAACAAAAAAGAAGTGCAAGTCACTATCGAATCTATCAGACCGGACGAGTTTATTCCCGATCCGGTCGGTAAAACCATTGAACAAATGTTGGGGTGCGCCCACCGTGTACAGCGAACCCTTTCCTACGTCGAAGAAAAATGCGCAGCAGGGATATACGATCCTATGGCTCTTGCGCAGGTTATGCCGACTCGTAGGCTCAAAAACAGCGACGTGGACGACGAAGATCCCATGTCGATTAACACGACATACGAAAGTGCGCAGGTTGACATTATCGAATACCACGGTAAGGTCCCTGCGCGTTTTCTTATGGAAATTCAGGAAGCTCGTACTATTGCAGACGAGTTGCTGAAACTTGATTTGGAAGACCTGTCCCGCAATAGCGGTGACGGTCCTATGGTCGAAGCTATTGTAACTGTATGTAATCAAGGGGTACTGCTTAGGGCTGTACCAAACCCGTTTACCCTTACAGATCGCTCTATTGTAGCGGCACAGTTTGAAAAAGTGCCGTCTCGGTTTTGGGGAAGGGGCGTAGCAGAAAAAGGCTATAACCCACAAAAGGCACTAGATGCCGAAGTCCGCGCTAGGTCAGATGCGCTAGGGTATATTTCCGCTCCCATGTTGGGCGTTGACTCGGGAAGAATACCTAGGGGCTTTAAGATGGAAGTCAAACCAGGCAAAGTCTGGACGACACAAGGCCCACCGTCAGAAGTATTACAATCCTTCCCCAATCTTAACTTTAACCAAGCTACGTTTGAACAAGCGTCCGAAATGGAGCGCATGGTTCAAATGGGCACCGGGGCACTCGATGTTGCGTCTGCAATTAAAAACCAAAGTCAATCTGGCGCTAATAGCATGTCTAGCAACAGTATGCTTATGGGTGCTTTTGTTAAGCGCTCCAAACGCTCTATTGCCAATATTAGCCGCAACTTTATTGGGCCACTTCTCCAAAAAGTTATTTGGCGTTACATGCAGTTTGATCCTATCCGATATCCGCAAGATTTCGACATCAAGCTTAAACCGACCCTAGGTATTGTTGCCAGAGAAGTAGAAGCAGGGCAGATGACCCAGTTAATGGGCATGATGCCGCAGGAGTACCATCAGGTACAATTGCTGTTGGCTAAGGGTGTAATTGAACACACCGCCCTGTCAAACAAGGGTGAACTACTTCAAGCCATTATGAAAGCCCTACAGCCGCCTGATCCTAAGATGGTGCAGCAACAGCAGCAGCTACAGCAGTTGGCTCAGCAGGTGCAGGTGGCCGGTCTACACGCGCAGTTTGTCGGTGTGCAGTTGGCTAATGAGAAGACTAAGGCAGAAATTAGCAACATTAACGCCCAGGCGCAACAGCGCGGGCATGAGGCTGCTTTGAACGAGGAACGCATCAGACAGGATTGGCAGCGCATAGCGCAGCAGCAGCAGGAACAGAGCCAGTTTGCTGAACAGAACCATATCGCAGCGGCGCGTTTGCCTATCGAGTGGTTGACGGCTCAGGCTCGAATGATTTCGGCCAAAGCTAGCGAACACAAGGCTAAACATCCGCCTGCTAAAGCAAAATGACACACTACGAAACAATGATTGAGTACCTTAAGCATAAGGTAGAACTCAAGGACTGGCATGCAGTGTGGGACGCTGCGGTAGACCTGGCAAGAATTGAAGACAGTATGAAACACGAGGAGAGGCGTGCAGATGTTGGATCTAGAACAGATTAACTTTTTAGATAACAGCGCAAAAGTCCGTTATATGGCCCTTTGCAAGCTGTTTGACCACCCAAGCTACAAATACATTGTGGACTGGGCCAAGGCAAAATATGAGGAAGCACAGTTAAGAGAGCTTAATGCCCAAACTTGGGAGCAAGTATGCTACGCAAGAGGTAATAGGCTAGCTTATGGCGACTTTGTAAGTCTTGAAGACATTGTAGATACAGAGTTTGCTGGTCTCGCCCAAGCAGGGCTAGAAGCACACTTTGAAAAAGAACAAGCCGAACAGGAAGAAGAAGATAGTGTCTAAGCTTATCCTTTTCCAGTTTGGCTGCACGAAGTGCGGCAACACATTTGAAGACCTTGCCAAACCAGGAGATTACTGGAGCAAGTGCCCCGATTGTGGAGCGAACGCACGACGTGAGATTACCCCAGTCAGAATAGACAAAACCCGTATGGCAGTCACCGAAGGTGCTACCGCTACGAGCATAGATCATTTTGACAGGGTTCACAAACAGAGAAAGGCAATCGAAGAAAAAGCGCTGCGGGACCATGGAGACTATGGCAAACCCGCTGGGGCTGATTAATCTCGATCTTTCTCGCCTCAAATAGCTAAGCCCGTATAGGGACGCTAGGAGTACCAAAATGGTTAGATTCGTTGACGTTCCCTTGGATTCTGGTGATGCTAACAAAGCTGTTGCTGATATTAACGAGGCGATTAAAGAATCGGCTCGCGAACCGACAGCGACCACCCAAATGCCCAAAGCAGAAGCACGACCTGTTGACGATCCGCGATTTGCGGGTAAATCGGCGGCGGAAATCGTGGAAATGTATAGGAATTTGGAAAGTCACAGCGGCAGGTTAGCTTCACAACTTGGCGAAAGCCGCCAAGCGCTAGCACAGACTATTCTGAGGAAGACCGAGAACGATCTTCGTCAAGGAAGCGGCCGAGAACCTGTTAAGATTCAGCCCGCAGACTTGATGGTTGACCCCACCACAGCGCTTGATCGCTACCTGGAAGCGCGCAATAACCCACAGGTTAGCGCCCTTCAAGAGCGTTTAAATCAGCTTGAGGCTCAACTGAGCCAGACTCAGTTTTCTACGCGGCATCCAAAAGCGGATGAAGTTACGGCAGACCCGGCTTTTGCGGCCTGGGTACGCCAGACTCCTCTTCGCATGCGGCTTGCCCAATCTGCTGCTAATGGTGGAACGGCTGACGCCGATCTACTGTTGACGGAATGGCAGGTTGCTAACAGTCAAGGAACCAATACTGTAGCTACGTCCACCAACCGCGCCCAGGAACTTGCCAAGAGCGTAACTCTTGAAAGCAGTGCTTCTGGATCGGAAGGTACAGGACGATCTACTACTAGGACTTTTAGCCGTAGGGATCTGATTAAGCTTAGGCAGGAAAACCCGGACAAGTATGAGTCCCCTGCACTTCAGGCTGAAATCATGAAAGCGTATCGAGAAAATAGGGTAGTTGATTAAGAAACTTTGATTATAAACTTGGAAAAACAATAACATGGCTACAGCATTAGTTCTTAGCAATGATATTGCAACAAGTCTTACTGGTGGTCCTGGTAGTCCTAATGACGTCCATGCCGCTAATTTCGTACCGGCTCTCTGGTCCGATGAAGTTGTTGCAGTATACAAATCGAATCTGGTTCTTGCCAACCTGATTCGTAAGCTTAACCACAGAGGCAAGAAAGGCGATACCATTCATATTCCGACGCCCGCTCGCGGCACGGCTGTGAACAAGGTTGCCCAGTCGGTTGTGACCCTTCAACCGTTTGTCGATCAGTCGGGTGTTGGTGGTATCACCATCACTATCAATAAGCACAAGGAATATTCCCGCCTTATTGAAGACATCGTTGACGTGCAAGCGCTCCCTTCCCTTCGCCGGTTCTATACCGACGACTCGGGGCACGCGATTGCGAAGCGCGTTGACCGCGACATTTTCTTTCAGCTTGGCTCGGGGACTGCCGTTGGCGGTGTTGCCGGTACTTGCATTGAAGATCCTGCTACGGGCAACGTTTTGGCGTCGTCCACTTGGCAGCCGTACGTTGGTGATGGACAGACCATCTGGTCTCCCACCGCTAACGCAAACGCTGGCAATGCGACGGATTTGACGGATTTGGGTATCCGCCGATCTATCCTGAAGCTTGACCAGGTTGATGCGCCGATGGCGGCTCGTTACCTTGTCCTGCCCCCGGTTGCCAAGGCTCTCTTGCTTGGCGTTGCTCGCTTTACGCAGCAAGCGTTTACTGGCGAAGCTGGTCCGGGTAACAGTATCCGTAACGGTCTTGTCGGCAACGTGTACGCTGTTGAAGTGTACGTCAGCAACAACCTTCCGAACGTGTTCAATGGCGCTGGCGCTGTTGGTGGTTCGGTTGCCTGGTTGCTGCAACGTGACGCGACGGTGCTGGTTGAACAGATGGGTATTCGTACTCAGCAACAGTACAAACAGGAGTTCCTTGCGGACTTGTTTACTGCTGACATGATCTACGGTACTGGTATGCTCCGTGGCGGCAGCGCTATCGGTCTGATTACCAACAACCTGCTCGACGCCTAATAGGGCTATGGTAGGGATCGACTAAGTAAGTCTTCAGATTGATAAACTGAAAGATGCAGGATGACCCTGCTCCCTACCCTCTATGGCATTACCACAAGCAAACATAAAAAGTCCTTACTGGAATAGCGTTGCTAAAACAAGCAACTATTCCATACAAGGCACAGACATTCGAACGGTATTTCACAACCTAAACGCTGCTGGAAATATCGTGTTAAGCCTGCCAAAGGCAGGAAACAGCAGTTACCCAAGGGCTGGTGGCCCTGGGCTTGAATATCAGTTTCTTGTAGCGCAAGCACACACCATAACGGTGACTCCTGTCACGGGCGATACCTTGAGAGGCAAAGCCACCAGCGCTAGCGCTACAAATGCCACAGTAGGCAGTTTTTTGCACATCAAGTGCGTTATCCCAGGATACTGGGAAATTTTGTTAAACATCGGAGGATGGTAAGGTATGGATATTCTTAGTTTGGTTATTGGCGCTATTATCGGCGCTGTAGTCGTGGTTTCCAGCCAGAAGGCGTATGCCTGGGTGGTTAAGGAAAAGGCTGCTGTCGTAGCGGAAGTCAAGACGAAAGTTTAATGGCTACGTTGACCCTTCGGCAGATGTTGGTTAGGACTCTCACTAATATTGGTGAGCCGCAGTCCGCTGCCAACGTTCCTGCCGTTGGGTCTCCTATTACGGACAGTTACCAGTTGC